TTGGTTGTCTCTATTCTGACCAACTTTTCCGATTGCTTTCATTCCGAAAGCAGCGTCTTGGTTTGCCATATATTTACTCCTATAAAGTTTAAATTAATTCGTTGGTAAGAATTCCTAAAAAATTAGTTCTTCTTGGAACCACCGAAAGTTACACGAGTCTGCCTATCAATATCGATCGGCATACTTGGATGCTGTTCCTTCAGTAGATCGTTGTCCATTGCTTCTACAGCTTCATTAGCTTGACGTGTATAAAACGCCTGCCTTTGCTGTGCAATCTCTTCCGGTACCCTAGCCAGCACTAGGCCGCCTACTCCGATCACTCCCTTGTATTTACCGTCTTCGACAACTGGATAATCTGAATCTGGGTATTCATCAGCACGAACTAATTCGTATCCTGATCGTAATCTTCCAGCGACATTTTTAGTGTCTTGGAAACCCATAGATTCTGCTCTTAGCCATCTATGTCTAAAACCTGCCGGTGCAGGGGGTGCATCTAAAGATGACGGTGGAGTCCAAACTTTTTTCCTTGCGGTTTTTTCTCTAGTTTGGCTCGCACGAGAAGTTGTTTTATCGTTTTTATTTTCCATATGCATTTACTCCTTCGTGATGTTTAATTGTTTCGCATATTCTTCAAGTGGCACACCTAATTTTTTAGCAATTGCTACTTGTGATGATGTGAGTCTCACAGTTTTGCGACCTGGTCTACTTGAGCGATTAGCCGAAGCTACTACTTGAGTAGGTTTATTGGTCGATTGTGTCTCTACCTTAGCAAATTTATGCGGAAATTCAAGTCTTATTCTTTTATTAATTTCCTCATAATATTCATCAGATTGAGGGTCATAACCCTCTTCATCTGTGAGTTTTTTATGCAAGCTAATGGCCGTATAGGTCATAGCATCATCTTTTCCAAACCATTCATTACTTTCGGCCCAATTTTGAGCTTTAGGATCTGGAGAGATAGGTTGTTGTTCTTGTTGAACGCGTGGTTGTGTTAAAGTAGGTTTTTCCTCTTTAACTTCTTGACGTATTTTCAAATCAGCTAATCTTGCTTCTTCATAGCCTAATTTAGAAATTTCCGTTTGTGCAGCTACTTCTGCTTTAATATCTCCTTCTTCTCTAGCACGAGATAACTTAGCAACTGCTGCTTCCATGGAAGATTTAATTCTGTTTTCCATTTCAGATACATAACCAGTATCTAATTTAGACAAACGAGCTTTTAACGCTTCATGTTCTTGTTGTACTCTTTTTGCGTATTCAATAGCGGCTTCTTCCCTACGCTCATGCTCTCGCATTTTTTTCGTAAGTTTGCCTATTCTTCTTTTTACGCCTTCTGAATAATCGTCTAATTCTTGTTTCTTTTCTTCTTCTTTTTTTTCTGTTTCTTGGTCCTTGATGTTTGGTTCGCTAGTTTGAACAGTAGACTGCTCACTAGGTTTCTCAGGTGAGTCTTTAGACTCAGCACTGGTTTCAACAATGTCATGATCTTTCTCCTGGTTAGGTGTTTCTAATTCTATTTCTGCACCTGGACCAGAGGTATCTATATCGACTGTTTTATTTTCGTCTGGCATAGTGTTCTCCTATGTGGTTAAAATTGATGAAAGATATCTTCGGGGTCTTTCACAGTGGCTAATACTTCGTCATCATTGAGAAGTCTAACCTCCCCGCCATCAATAAGAATTCGGCTTCCTGCATATCGTGCAAAGATAACCCAATCCCCAACCTTGCACCAAGGACCTTCAGGAAATTTTTCCTTATCATAACAATGTGGGCCCATGGCAAGTACTAAACCACAAGTTGATGCTACTTGTGATCGTTCGATAGATTCGTCTGCTAAATAAATTCCGCCTTTAGTTTTTGGCTTTGCTTTAAATGGTAATATTAACATTCTCCAACCAGTTGGTTGTGGAAGTTTAGTAGATTCTTTTTCTTTAATAGAATTATGTTTATCTACAGCTTTCTCTTCTTCTTCTCGGTACTTATCTAATAGTGCCGATTTAATTTTTGGTGTCGATTCTGACTCCGCCAAGATTGACGATGTTTCCTTCTGCATTTTTTTGCTCCTTTTTATTTAGCAGGTTAGAGATTTCCTGAATAATATATTGATAGGCATGTGCCTGACCTAATAAGTACTTGTATTTATCCATATTGTCAACACCTCCGGATATCATAGTGTCTCCAATATTTTGATAAGATTCTCGTATTAATTTCTGTATTTTTTGTATGACGATAATATCGTCTGGTTGTTGAGCCATTAACAGTTCCACTTTCTTAGAGACTTATTAATTCTGCTATTTGGGTCTCTTGCCGTTTTAGCAGAGGTTAATCTTTTTTTCATACCACTCATTCTAGCACAAAAAGATTTTCTTCTATTTGCGGCCTTAGAGCCTTTTTTAAGTTTAGAAGGTTTAGTAGTAACCGCCATAGATAATTTAGAACCAGGATTAGCTGCTCTATAAGATGCAATACCTTTTCTATTTAATCCACCGGACTGAGATTTACCTTCTTTTCTTTGCCACGCTGGAGTTGCTTTTCCACCTTTAGCTAATTTTTGAGGAACTTCTTGTCCTTTAGGAAAGGGAACTTTCATTTCTAACTGATCAAATATTTTTGATGTTCCACGTTGTAGAAAAGCTCTACCATATCCTTTTTTAGCTATCATTTTTTCTTTTTAGGAAAACCTTTCTTCATGTTAGCATAGGCTTTTGCGGAAATAGTAGATTTAGATTTAGGTCTTGAGATACCTAATTTTTTTCTTTTATTAATATTAGCCCAAAGTCCTGGTTTGCTTTTACTTGCCATGTTTTGCACCTTTCATCATTTTACCATTTGGCATTTTATGGTAGCCTTTTTTAACTTTGCCACCTTTTTTGTAGCCCATTTTTGCAGCTACTTCTGGTGCTGTTTTTTTTAAGGCAGCAATGCCTTTTCCTTTTTTACCTGCTGGTATTGGTTTTTTCATTTGTTGTTCTCCTTTTTACATCCACATTCATGCTTACATAAACATGGGGTTATTTTTAATACTTTACAAATTACATAACATAATTTTGTGTATAGTTTTTTTAACATATTATTTCCATCCTTTTTTTGCGATTCTAGGGTGACCGGTTTTAACTAGCCCACCTTTTCTTTTTTTATCTCTATCTATCATTTTTGGTTCAATAAGTAAACCTTCACCAGAAATAGGATCCCCTTGAATATCTTGCTCTGGTTCTCCTGTTCCTTTAATTACCTTACTACCTGCTCCTTTAGTCAATCCATAAAGTCTTTTAAACACATTAGTTTTTTCTTTTCCAGATAACTTCATCTGAGATGCTTTTTTAAAAGCTTCTGTAGTTTTGTTTTTATCTTGTTTAGGAGCTGGCTCTGTTTTATCTGTCATCCCTAATTCATTAGCAAGTTTAACAAAGTCTCTTCTATTTCCACCTTCTTTTGCTAACTCAATAAATTTTTGTCTTTTAGATTCTCCCATACTATTTTCCTTTTTTAGTGTTAATAATATCTGTTGCTTTAATGCCATACACAGCAGCAACTACTGAAATCCAAAGACCAACCACCCACCATGGCATAGACTCTAATTTATCAAAATAAATATCTAGTTTTTTAGAAATTTTTTCATCTTCTGCAAATACAGAATACGCCAACAAAAAAAGCGGCGACGAGAGCACGATAAGTATGAACTCGTCCTTCCAGTCTCCTTTTTGACTAGATATGATTTGTCCAGAATACTCAATTTCACCGCGTTTCATTTTTTCAGCGGTTAATAACCGAGCCTCTGACATAGCAATCTCTGTTTTCTTTTTATTAGAATAGATTTCTACTGCGGCCTTGATTCCAGAGCCTAATAAACTCCATGGAAACATAACTTAGTACCAAGTAGCCGTTTGTTTTTTCATTGTCTTAGTTCCTTTGACGGTAACTGTTTCTTTAGAGTCACCTTTGATCACAGGAATAGTTTTTCCACCTTCTGGTGTTCCTACTTCTGTAGAACTTTTAGACATTTTTTTATTTTTTGCCATTTTTTTTCCTCATTTTAGATTTTCCAGCTTCAGAAAGTGCAATTGCAATCGCTTGTTTAGGATTTTTTACAATTTTTCCTGACTTACCGCTGTGAAGAGAACCTTTTTTAAATTCTCCCATTACTTTTTTAACCTTTTTTTGGCTTTTTGTCATTGTTTTCATATTATATTAGCTCCTTTTTTGATCGGTTTGACAATTCTTGTTTGGTTATAGATGTTGCAGCTCTTAATTCAGCCAAATCTTCATTCTGATCTAGCTTTTCTTGCTGATACATCTGGTTCATCATGGCTTTCATCTTATCCAAATTGATTCTTTCGGAGTCCGCTTGCTTCTTACGAGCATTTTCTTGTGCTTGTAAATCTAATTCTCTTGCTCTTAGTTTAGCAATTGGATCATTTCCAAAATCACCCATGATTTTTTTCTCTTCCTTCATATAGTCTTCCATCATATCTGCAATCAATTCTGCTTTTCTAGATTCTACTTTAGAAGTAAGCGCTTGCATTTGCATTTGCGTAGCAGGATTCATCATTGCTTGTGGATTTTGAGACATCTGTTGCATCATTTGTAATTCTCTCATGAACTCTATCTCCACTTGTTCTAAAGCCATCAAGGAAATGTGTTCAAATATATTTTTACTTAATGCTCCTGTAATCATAGGATTATTTTGAGCCAAGTTGGTACCCATAAAATTTAAGTGAGCAGTGATGTGAGCTCTATGATCCTGACCTTTGAATGCTTGGAACGGTGCTGCAGCTAAAGCTTGAATATGCTCTACTGCTGGATCCATTGGCATTGGTTTTGGTTCTGGTTTCAAAATAGAATCCACATCTCTCACTCCTAATGCTTCATACATATTTCTATATGCTTTATACACATTATGAATTTGAGGATTGCTTTGCGCTAATTGTAATTCAGTTTGAGCCAAACTAATTCTTTGTGTTTGAGAAAAGATATTAGGGTCTGCAACAGGAATGATATCTACTTTATCATCAAAATCTTGTTGCTTAATCATTCGTTGTCCACCTACTACATCATAAGGATATTCATTTGGTAGATATAATTTAAATACTCTTGCTAATAATTTAAATTCGCTTTTCAAAGACGAATACAATCGTTTATGAATTGCACTCATGGTCCTTGATCCACGTTCCAACAAAGCTACGGTCGTACCCACTGCCGCTTGTTGATTCCCATCCCCTATGTTTAGATCAGCAATGGAAGCAAAGCGCTGACCTGCTTGTACTACGACCCCCATAAGTTGTAAGAGAGTTTGACTTGGCTCTTTAAAAGGCAAAGGCATAAACGCATCTCGTAAATTTCCTCCCGGAGCATCTACATCTCTGAACTCTCCAGGTTGAATAGACTGAGCGTCATCTCTAATTCTTATTCCTCTCATTTTAAATCCAGCAGGTAAATTAGAAAGTGTTCCTGCATCTAAAAGAGAACGAAGTGCAGCAGTTGCCGTACGAGACAAACCACCGATCATGTGAATTAAACCAAAGCCATAGAAGCCTAGACCAGGCAAAAATTTAAAGTGAACAAAATATTGAATTTTGCTTTTCTTCTCATCCGCGATTTCGTAGTTTCTACGAATCGATAAAACTTCGCGAGAGCTTTCTTCAATCGTTACAATATAAGGAAGTTTAATTCCAGTGATGTCCCCGTTGGGCCCTCGATCTTCAAAACCCTCAAGGTCTAGATTGACATGACATTCAATTAAAGTAAAGACATCTTCTTCTCTACCTGTATTGGAAATTCCTTCTAGTTCTAATTCTTTTCTTGCTAACTCAGTTAGATTGTCATAACCAGGGGTTAATTCAATATCTCTATAAAATCCTGCGACTTGTTGTTTGCGTAAATCATTTGCAGATATTTTTAATACATGCATGACTGCATCGGCGTCTTCTAACGAAGTTGCTGAATAAGGAACAATTAAATCGTCCGCTGGAATAAATTTAGAAACTGCTCTTCCTAATAAAGAATCATAATACACTTTTTTAAATGCAGATCCTGATAGTGGTAAATAAAATAACATTTGATCAAATTCAGATTCATATTCTTTCATCTGATCCATCAATTGATAATTCATAAATTCTTTAACTCGTTCTGCTTGTTGTTCTCTTTCCGGTGTGACTGCTCCTATGATTTGAGTTCTCACAGGTCCTTGAGCCGGGAGCAATTCTTTATAAGCCAACGCTTGGAATTGAGTGATTGATTCTGCTAGAACAGGATGAGTTGCACCACTTGCACCTTGAAATGGTTCTGTCTTTTGTTCGTATTTAAATCCCAATAAATCTAATCCTTGAATATAGGCCTTCTCCCAATCTTTTCTGGAAGATCTATAGTCCTGATAGTTTTGATATAACTCTGATCCAAGAGGCATTAGTATTTCCTCTGGTAGTAATTCAGCCAAGTTATCAAAATGATTTTGGCTTTGTGCCTGGCTAAAGGCTCCTGGGTCAAAGTTAATTTCTACTCCACCATCTTCTAGTGGTGTGATTTCTGTGTCCTCTGGATTAGGAAGTTCTTCTTGTACTTGTTGTACTTGTTCTGTTAATTGTTCTGGTGATTCTAATTCAATTGTTTTTCTGACTTCATTAGGAAGTGCCTTTTCAATTTCCGCCATGTGTTATCTCCAACCTTTTTTTGCTAATCTAGGTTTACCTGATCTAACTAATCCGCCTTTTGCAAATGAACCTTCTGTTTCAGAAATATCTTTATCATAATGACCTTCACTAAGTTTTTTTATTTCCTTTGCTACTCCAGATGCTCCTATTGCAGCCATGGTTCTTTTAGGTTTACTCATCAATGCTTTACTAAATTTTGATTCTGCGCCTACCGTTTTGTATATTTTTTCACCTACTTTTTTTGTTCCTTTTTTAACAGCTTGAGCACCTTTTTTAATAGCTTCTTTAACTGCCATAACTGGTCTACCCATACGAGCTAAAGCTATACCAGCTGGACTCGTTTCCTCTAAATCATCCTGCATAGGATTGATGGATATAATGTTTTTATTTTTCTTTGATTTTTTTGCCATATTTTTTTCCTGAATTTATTAGTTTAACTTGTTTTAATGGAACATTCAAGCCTTGTGGATTAGGTCCTCTAAGAGGAGGTATGGTGGTTGTTAATTTTTTCATTACCAATAATAACTCTTTTTTCTATTGTATAAAGGCTCATCTATATAGTCTTCTGGGTGAGTTATCAATCCACCTTGTCTAAATCTCATTAAAGCTTGTGTAGTAGAGTCCACTAAATCGTCATGATCTCCAAAGGGAAAAGCAGCACATTCTTCAATAACTTCTTGTGCAAACTGTTTATCTTTGGGAGCCCATACCATTCCAGACTCAAACAAAGGGGCAACCGCATTGACACGAGTGTGTTTATCGTTGCCTTTGGAAGGGGAAAAATTGACAACAGGTATGCCCATTTGTCTGAGTTCATAGGTAAGAGGAAGTCCAGATGCTTTGGACTCAATTAATACGGTTTCAGGTTTCCAATAATTATATTGTTCTAATGCTATTCTTCTAAGATCTGGAAACTCCAATCGTTCTTTAAGACAATCTAATAAAATAATATTAGCTGCCGAATCTTGATTGGGATAAAATATTCCCCAAGTCGTAATAGCAGAATAGTCTGCAGATTCTTTTTTCATAAATGCAGTGTCATAACTTTGAATGACATGCTGCAAAGGTGGTATGTAATCGTGTTCCCAATTCTTCCACCATTCTCGTTTTAATAAGGATCCTTCTTCTGCAGTAGGATCTTGCATATACTGAGCATTCCATTTGGAAATACCAGCAGATGCTTTCACAGCTAGTAAATCTTCTACACTCCAATATTCTGGCCATACAGGATTACCACTTGGCATAATGGCAGGAAATTCTATTACCTCCCATTTATCCGCTTTCTCCTCTTTAGCCGAAGCGTTCACTAATTGTGCTGTTAAGTCTTTGGTTGACCACCTGGTCATAACTAATACAATTCGACCACCTGGTTGTAAACGCTGACGTGGGCCTGATGTATACCATTCATAGGCTTTATCAAAAGCATTAGGTGAATTAACATCTTGTTCGGAATGTGGATCGTCAATGATGAGTAGATCAGCACCTCGCCCGGTCACCGCACCTTGGACACCGACTGCAAAGTATTCACCTCCCTGATCTGTTTCCCAACGACCGGCTGCTTTAGAATCTTCTTTCAATCTTGTTTTAAATAAATCTTGATACTCTTCAGAATCAATTAATGTTTTTGCTTTTCTACCAAATCTGACCGCAAGTTCAGCGGTGTGGGTTGCTTGAATAATTTTTAATTTTGGATTGTTTCCAATCATCCATGCAGGTAAGAAATAGGACGCAAATTCAGATTTAGTATGCCTAGGTGGCATATTGATAATGAGCCTCTTTAATTCTCCAGTTTGTAATTTATTAAATGCATCAGATATCTTTTTGTGATGGTACCCTTCAATAAAATCTGGCCAAATGTATTTAACGAAACTCAAAAAATCAGATCGTAATAGAGACTCCTTTTTTCTTTTTACAGAATTTAAAATATCTAATTTTAATTGTCTTCGTACTTTCGGATCTGTTATTTGATTAATATTTTTAATTTTTTCTATATCAAGCATAATGTTTAATTATGGTACCTAAAAAGTATTTACCGTCATTGTCTGTATAAATCAAGGAATAAAGGGTAAATCTTAGGATCCCTTTTTTATATTTAGGGGTCTTCTTTTCTAGAACATTCAAATTTGGAAATCGGTCTGGTACCTCTATGGGGTGGGATCCCGCCCACATGCACTCCCAGTTGGCGTGTGTCTTTTATGCAACAGATGTTGCCACAGTGCAACAGTGCGCAAATCAGCGCACTGTGCATTATTATCTTGACAGTATTAGAACCTGCTTTCTAAATGCATTAGACATCCAGCTGGTACATCATGCTCAACTGTTTTAATCCATCGTCTAATGAATTTATATCGTGGTTGCTTAGATATATTACATTTATAGCCAATATAAGATTTTAATTGATTATAGAATGATAAGTTATCAATTGATTTTCTAAAGATATTATATCCAATCTTTTGAAGAAAATTAAATCTAAACCAAACTTCTTCCATGTTATCTTTAGTTATCTCATCCATATCAATAGACATCATCGGAAAACAAAATTTGTCCAGAGTGTCTACCTGTTCTTCTGTCCAACCCTTTGTATCTATTTTTGTATAGTCTGATAGTAGTGCCATGTCTTTCTCCTTGTTAAGTTATAAATCCATTATGCATTTATTAATCTAAATTGAAATGGTCAAAAGTGTCGCATGTGCCCTGGCTCTTGAACCATGAACCAGGGCTCACACTATAACTTAACTGCCTACACAATCAACGCAATATTCTCTATTTCTTTGTGAGATTTCGTCATACTTCATATAAGACTCACAACTTTTACATTGTGGGTAATACATGACTACTTTGCTTGTTTGTTTCTTAGGCATATTTAAACTTCGGTCTATTGTTTCCATTACACCAAAGTCAAATTCTAATTGTATTGCTTCCATGATCTTTTGAAAATCTAATGGTTTTGTTTTCATGTTAGTTCCTTTCGTTAATCATTATGTCAACAAATGATACAGCAGTCATAAAGAAAAAACCTACTGCCATAATTATTCCAAGTTCTTGAGGAAAATAATTATAGCTAGTCAATATAACTGACGCTATCAACATCCACATAAAAAACAATGTTCTGATTAAGTACCACATATTTATTCCTTTCATTAAGTTATAAAACCAATTTAATTTTAAATATTAAAAAAGTAAATGGTCAACATTGTCGCACCTTTTATTTTTTTATTATTTTTTTTGGGTGGGTTCCCGCCCACATGCACTCCCATGGTGCGACAGATTGTCGCACCATGAAGAATTAACTTGACTAAGCACTCAACTGTTTAATGTCGGTTGCTGGAATACTGCAAGGGATTTGAGCAGATTTACATATTCCTTGAATAGCTTGTAGCCATTCAGTAGAAATCATATCGCTATGTAAAATATCCATAGCGCGCTCTTTATCGTTAGCAAGTTTTTTAAGTTCCTCACCTGCCTCGGATTCAATGTATTGTTTTTTAGTTTCCCAATAACATACTTCCTTGACCGCCTTGTCAAACTTCTCAACTACATCGTATAGTTCCTTGTCGTCCCTATCAATATTGTTTGAGTTTGGTAGTCTCGTATTCCAGTGGCGTTTCACTGCCCAATTATCTAAGTGCTGTGAATAATCGTCAATGGCTTTTTCAAAAGCCATAAGCAACTTTCGTTCAGTGTCTTTTTGACTTTTTATAAAAGACTGATAAGCCACTTGCGACTTCTCTAACGCTTTTCTAAATGGTTCCAACTTTAAAGACTTTTTAAAAGCTGGTAGGTTTTTATCAGATAGCTTATTGATCTGATTAGTATGTAAAGTCTCAAGGTCAGATTTTCTGCTTGAGAATTTATCTACAAGTTTTTGCTTCCAATATTCTCTCACATCTTTTGAGACTGCTTTGTTTGTACTCATGTATTTACTCCTTGTTAAGTTTAATTGAGATCATCTATACGCTAGCGCATAGATTAATTACATTAGACAGATTGTCGCATTTTTATTTTTTTTATTTGGGTGGGCCCCGCCCACATGCTCTTCTCTTGGGTGCGACAGTTTGCGCGTTGATTCAATAATTGATTATGGTAATTTGTTTTTATTATTTCTTTTTTAGAAAATAATAAAAGTTAAATGGTGGGTCGCTAGGGGATCCGAGGTCGCGATAAGATGTACGGCGCAGTTCCCACCATTTAACACTTGGATGCAGTGGTTATCTTGATTTGACATAAAACGCCGGGAGGCAGTCCGAGATAACCGCTGGATCCAAACACTTGGATGCAGTGGTCTAGTGGTGGGAGCATACTAATGGTCGACCCCCGAACTTCTAGACCTCTGGATCCAATGAGATTGTCTTAAAATAAAATCTCAGTTGCGAGGTTGCTTGCCATTGCAATGGTCAAGTAGGTTGCTTATTGGGTTCGCCCTCGTTCTGGTATGGCTTCATGGGGCTAATTCTGAAGATACCAAAAATCCCCTGGCGGTAGGATGTCAACTTCCTGGCCAGGGTTATTTTTTTTTAGGGTGGGATCCCGCCCACATGCTCTCTCTCGGGTGCGACAGTTTGTTCGTTGATATCAATTTGATTTATGTTAAGGTGGTTTCATGGTCAGCAACGAGCGCTGTCTAGGCTATC